AACACGCTCCTCATAAATCATCATAGCCAAATCCTCATAGTGTTTCTTTGCAACAGAAACAGTTTCAGTCCTAATTCCTACTGCTTGCAACTCATTTTGAATATCAAATGACTGCCATCGGTCAAAAGAAACCATGCCAAGATTAAATCCTTGTCTACGTAAGTTCATAATCCACTGCTTGACTTCTGATAGGTTAACTGGACCTTCTGCTCTTGGTTCCCACCAGGCTACTGCATCCACTACAACAATTGGCGCTACCTGTTCATAATCTTTAATGACCTGAATGTTTACCCACTTATCTACGTGAGCAATAGCAACTGCACACTTGTCATGCTTTTGTGCAAGGTCAGCATGTATATAATAAACCTTATTCTCATCTGGCTTAAAGGTTTCATCAAACCTTCTGAACTGATCTAGTGGATTTCTTGTGTTCATACATTTTTCTAGTTTATCTTTTTGCTTAAAGAAAGCATCTGATGCATATGTTGGCATACAAGCAAAGCGCATCATTGCATCTCCTAGGTCTGTGTAAAAGGCTAATTTAAAATCTTCTATTTTACGAGTAGGATTAACTTCCCAAGTTGGTCTTTTAAATGCATAGACTCTTGGTATTTTATATGAAAGTATTGTATCTTCATCCCACGAAATTTCAAACTGGTTTCCTGGATCATCGTGTGGCAAGTCTTCGTTCATGATAAACGTATGTCTACGCTCAATAGTTTCTTTATCAGCAATAACTGCTTCATATCGTTGGGAAATAAAGTCACCTTGATATCTGGGGAATGAAAGCAAAACAACTTTACCAAGATCAGGGAAACGAGAATCTACGGTACCACGGAAGGCTTTATAGATGTTATCAGCAGTTTTTCCTTGTTCGTTACCAGTACCTACTTCTGTAGCAAAACCAGAAATCTCATCAAGTACTGCCATAAGAAGGTTTAAACCCTCATGAGATTCTCTTTCTGAATGACCAGAATAAACTGTAATTGCCTTATCGAATTCAATTGAGTCAGCCTTAGCGTTATACTTACCCGCAAACCACGGAGATTTTTCAATCTTTGTTTTAAAGCCTTTAAAGAAAACGTTCTTAGCCTGTTGTGCGTTAACAGCAACGTTAATAATATCAATTGCGTCTCCTGCAGGCTTGCCAAAGTATGTTGCTGGATCCTTTAGGCAAAGTAGTTTATATACTACATATGCACATGCCACGGTTGAAATAAAATCTTTGCCACTACCCTTGCCAAGTTGGAGAATCAATTCATTTTTTGTATATTTATTAAAATGATTTAAGCCTTCGGCTTGACCCATAAGTTCTATCAGGTCTTCTTTGCGATAAATTTGACTCATTGCCTCTACTATTTCATATTGAATATCAGAAAGCAGTGGTTGACCAAGATATTCAGGAGACTGAACAAAGGTTTTTACATCTACTGGAGTTTCAATAAAATGGTTTTCTTTTAAAACATCAAGAAACTCATTGAACATCGTGGACAATTGTAATCACTTCGCCTTCTTTTGCAATAGAAGAAAGTCTATGCATAATTAAGTCACGTATTTCTGGATGCTCTGAAGCAACATCTCTAAGAATTCCAATAAGGACTTCTTGTTTTCTTTCAATCTCAACCATTTCTTCTGCAAGTTCTTTGTTCTCAAGTAGACCAGCCTTTTGAAGCATTTCAATTCTAGACTTTTCAATATCCATAACAAGTTTAATAGCCTGAGTTTTTGCACTAAGATTATTAGTCAAACTTGATTCATCAATAACCTCATAAGCCTTTGTTATAAGTTTGCTGTAATGTGTGTCTGCTCCAGCAAGAGCCTCTTTAGCACGAGCACGAATAGCATCATTGGCAGAAGCCATAACTTTCCACTCATTAATTAATGCAACAACACGAGTTCTTGGCATATCTAGGTCTTTGGAAATCTTAGTTGGATCTTGACCCTTTAAATATTCAGTTACAACCTTGTTAACTTCATCAAGATGCTCTATTAGTTCTACTTCACTTGACAATGTATTTACCCTCTAACCTATTTATTTCATCTTTAATATAAAAGATTGCCTTTTCAAGATCTTGAATTGTTTTTTCTTCATCTTTAAGACCTGCTCTCCAAAGATATTTAAAAGCATTTCCAATATTAAAATTACGATGTCTAGTTATTTGAATACATTCAACACCAGAAGGATCTGTTGTATAGTGTAATGGATGATTAACTTGGTCAACTGTAATGCTTAACTCTGTATGATTACTCATCTGATTCATCCTCTTCCCAATCAAATGCTTCTGGCATACCTTTAAGCGCTGTGATAACATAGGTTAAACCTACTGCGCCAGCAATTCCAATTCCAATTAAAACCTTTTGTGCTTTATTCATCGTCGTGACTTCCTTAGTCCAAATTTAGCAAGGTAAACATAGATTGTTTCTACGCTTGCCCCGCACTCTTTTGCAATCTCTTCTGGAGACTTTTTATCCATAAGAAACCTCTTACGGAGCCAAACCTCTGATGTATATAGTTTACCAGCCATAGCGTTATTTGTCAACCCCCAAAGCCTTATTCCAATTATTTACAGCCCAATGACCAATGCCACAGGCATCAGCCACATCGTTATCAGTAATAGTCTTTTTATACTGAAACTCTATAAAGTCCATAGTTCTTTGTTTTCTAAGATTACGCTCAAAGGTTTTATACCAAGACAAAGACTTTCCAGGATTTCTAACAGCAATCATTGCTCTTTCATCTTTAGATATCTTTTTGTTACCAATATAATTTTGCCAGGTAATAGGTGAAACTTTTCCCACTGTAGTAATTCCACACATAGCGGCAGCACCAAGAAGAGCACCCTGAACCAATGCAAGATCGGCAGCAGTCTTAGGGCTATTCATAAATACCGTATGTTCAATTACTATAGCATCTGCCTTCATAATTGTTTCAAAATATGCCTTAGTTTTTCTAGCAGCATCCCCCACTTTAGCGTATATGTCTTCACCTTCAAAGTTTATCTTACCAATTTCTTTTAAATCTTTTTTATCAAATACAGCAAAAGCAAGGCTATTTGTACTAGCGTCTATAGCACAAACACGATCTGGCTGAACCTCTATGCCCCACTTATTCTTGCTCATAATCAATAAACCCCTTTAATTCTTTTAACATTTTTGCTACTTGTTTTTCACTTACATTGCAGTTAGCACAAAATCCAGAATCGTTATATATTGATAACTGGGTTTGGCAACCACCTAAACAAAATCTTTTCTTGCCTTTTCTCTTTTGACGACGAGTTATCTGATACCTCTCGGTAATCTTTTCTTTAGTTGCAGCGTCTCTACAATCAACACTACAGTAAATTTGATAAGTTACTTTAGGTTCAAAATATGTATCACATCTGTCACAGAGTTTCAATCAGCCCCTCCATAGATTTGATTTTAACAACTCCAGCGCCAGCCTCATCACATGCTGCTTTGATTGGGCATGTCTTACATATTTTTGAATTAGCACGATAATTTTTAGTTGGTAGTGTTCGATCAACCCAAGCCTTACGAACATCACGCATCCATTGGAAAGTTGCATCAATCCACTGTCGATAATAATCGTCTACTTCAACTGGAAGAACTAAGAGTTCATGATTATTTTTATTCTCATAAATCAATACACCCTTTTTCTTACCAAGAATCTTCATATAGATAAGCAACTGAATTAGGTGACCAGTTTTAGGCTTCATTGAGTTCTTACGATACTCAAACCCTTCGTTAAGCATTGTCTTGATTTCTCCGACAATCTCTTCGCCTTCCCAGTCAAGCATTGCATCACCATATCCAAAGATAGGTGGATCATCATATCTAATCTTAAATTCTGTTGTTGGCTGGTTATCGTCATCACGGTATACCTTGGCAACTCCAGCATTCATCATGGCATCTTGAATTCTTGCGTGTGACAATGTTCCAGCAGTCATATTTGCTGCACCATAGGCATCTGCGTTGTCTTCAAATGTAGCACCATCAAATGCAAGATACCAATAGCGTGGACACTCTCCATGGCTATAGGCAATTGTTGATGGGGCAAATGTTTTTTTGGTTTGAAACTTTGGACCACGATTTACAACGTATCCAGATTTAATCTTTTCAATCAGCGCATCTGCATCCAGTATGGTGCTTTTCTTAGAAACACTTTTGAGCATAACCTGCTGTAATAAACTTTTTGTCATTATATCCCCTTGTTTTATATAAGTATAGCATGTTATCGCATTATGTATTTAAGTGCTGATACTAAGTTGTTTACTGCTTCTGCTGCTGTATAGTAAATGTTTTTCTTTGCACGATCATTTTTATCTACATTAGCCATCCATGTAGCCTTAAAAGCCATTTTTGCTGCAATTGCCTGTAGCCTTACAATCTCAATGCTTGCTAC